TTCTGTAGTTTCGGTAAATGATTTATATTTCCAAAGTAATTGTGGCTTAAGAGCAAAGTCCATTCCATAATACTTTTTAGTTAAAGCAGCAATTTTATAGATATGATTACCAAACAATTTGCCAAACTGTGTAAATCTTCCAATAGCATCTGCATCAAAAGGCTTGAATATTTTTTCAAAGAATAAACTCCAATTATCTGTTGTCTTTTTTATTTTTCCAGTATCGCTAAATGCCTCACTTATCTTTTTATAAACATTAGACATTTGGTTTGAAAGATTTCCTGCAGTTTTAATTGATTCATTAAACTGTTCTTCTCCCCCGTGAAGTTTAATATGATATGCAAATTTTGCAATTCCTTTAACACCAGCAATTAAAATTTGAGCAATGTTTTCAGCTGCAGTATCAATCATATCTTTAGACAACTTTGTAACTTTGCCAGGAACTAAAACATTAAGACCTGTTTTTGGGTCTTTTTGAATTATTTGTTCAATTATTTCCATTTTAGCAAAACCATGAATACCTGTTGCTAAATTAGAAATACCTTTACCTATAGTTCCAATTGCATTAATACCATCTTGAACTGGGTTTTTTCCACCTGAAAAAAAGTTAAGTATCCCACCTGTTAAAAGACCTGCTGCTTGTCCTCCTGTCATTAAAGCGCCTAAACCTGCAATAGGTTTCATCATTGCAAATAAAACAAGTTCAATGTTTTCTGATGCAGTTTTTATATCAGCAGGAGTAATTTTCTTTTGAGCAATTTTCTTTAACTCATTTTGTTTAGTTTTAGGATTATAAACTAAACCCCATTCCCAATATGACATTTTTGCCCAATCACTAACACCACTTGCTAATTTGCCAATACCTGTGCCTATAGAAGATAAAGATTTAATACCATCTTGAACTGGGTTTTTTCCACCGCTGAATAAATTAGTAATTCCGCCTACTAAAAGACCTGCTGCTTGCCCTCCTGTCATTAAAGCACCTAAACCTGCAATAGGTTTCATCATTGCAGATAAAACATTAGAAATATTTGTAGTTGCATTTGAAATATCTCCAGGCGTTATCTTAGACTTTTTAATTGGTTTAAGTTCATTCATTTTAGTTTTAGGATTATAAACTAATCCGTATTCCCAATAAGACATGCTTGCCCAATCACTAACACCACCTGCTAATTTAGAAAGTCCTGTACCTAAAGAAGATAAAGAACTGATACCTTGTTTAATTCCGTTAGAAGTAAGACCCATTTTAGCATAAGGATTATGTCCTATAATGGCTAATCCTGAAAACATTTGGCCGAATGTTGCTAATGGCAAAGTTAAAGCACCTATCGTATATGCAGCGTTATCAGCGGCAGCTTTAACGTCTTCTCTTGTAAGTTTAACTTTTTTCTTTGGCTGTAATTTCTTTGTTGCTTCATCCCATTCATATTCAGTAAATGTCATGTTTGCCATTGCTTGAATACCACCAGCTAAACTGATTAAAGTATTTCCAACATCACGCATACCAAAGATACCTAACATTGTGTATCCCCAATTACCTCCTTTTGCCAACTTAGCAAAAGCACCTGCTATACTTTCAATAGCATATGATAAAGATTGTGATTGCTTTTTAGTCCATTTTGTTTTAGAGAATATGTTAAGTGCATGCGCAAATGGTAAAAGAGCTACGCTCAAAGCACCTAATGCAAGAGCACCTGTAAATACAAATGGAGCAGCCCAAGGTGTACCTAAAAGAGTTCCTACTAAAGCAACTGTTGCAATAGAAGCAGATAACATACCTAATGTTTTCCAAGACAAATCCTTAGCAGCAAGTGCAAATACAGCCATTGCTCCAGCAAACACCGCAAAAGCAAATCCTACTGTCATTAAAAGAGGCGCACCAATTGCTACCCAAGGAGCAACAGCTGGAATACCTAATAGTGTCCCAACTAATGCAGCTGTACCTATAGCTGCACCTAACATCGCTAATTTACCCCAGGTTAAATTTGCCTTTTCTGCCATTAATGCATATGCACCTAATGCACCAGCAAATACTCCAAAGGCGTAAGATATAAGTAATAAATTTTTAGAACCTATTGCTGTTGCTACTGCAGCATTAGCAGTTCCTAAAACATAACCAACTAGAGCAGCACCTGTAATAGCTGCACCTAACATTGCTAATTTATTCCATGTTAGATTTGTTTTTTCTGCCATCCAAGAAAATGCGCCAATAGCAATAGCAAATACACTAATGCCTAAAGAAAGCGACATTAAGTTCTTACCAGCAAATCTCATACGAGGGTTTTGATATGGTATCATTACAAGAGCAAACGCACCAAGAGCAAATAATAATCCAAGAGCACCTTTAGAAAATGCATCAATAAAGAAGCCAACAGCTACAGCAGTTAATGCAAATATGAAAAGCGCTTTTGTCATTTTCAATAAATCAGGCAGAGGGCCTTTATCTTTTAATGACAAGCTCGGTATTCCACCTTTATTTAAGATTTTAGACAATCCCCAAATTACTGTTCCGAATGCAGTAATTGCTAGCATGATCATTAATGCTCCTACAATAAATTGTTCTTTAACAAATGTTATAAGTACCAGTGTTAAAGCAAACGCGGCAAGTCCAAACCCTAATTTAGCTAAAGACCCAAGAGGTCCTTTACTTAAAGGATTAAATCCGCCTCCTGCTATAAAATCAACGACCCTTAATACTAAAGCAATTCCTAAAATAACTAATGAAAATACTAAGAAACCCATTGCGACTACAGGCGCTACAAGAGCCATTCCTACAAGTGTTAATGTAAATAATGCCATACCTTTAGCAAGTCTCATTAAAGATCCAAGAGGTCCTTTACTTATAGGGTTTAATCCACCTGCAGCAATAATATCAACAATTCTTAATAAACCAGATATTCCAATAACAACTAATGAAAATACCAAGAAGCCTTTTGCTATTAATGGTGCTGTAAGAGCCATTGATACTAAAACAAGAACTAATATTGCCATTCCTTTTGACATATTAACTATTGAAGCAATCCCATTTATAGTATCTTTATTAACTTTTGCAGCTTTAGAGAAGATATTCATTAGTATAAGAACCATTACTCCAAATCCAGCAGCTCCAATCATAGCAACAGGTGTTAAAATGGCGACTGCTGCCATTTTAAATATGAATCCTGCCACGCCTTTTTGCATGACATCAATAATGTTAGTAAATTCTTTTAGTTTATCTTTATCAAGTTGTTTTATAACTGTCTTTATTTTGTTAGTAAAGTTTAACACAAACTCTCCCAGGGCTTCGCCTTTCTTAGGATCTATTTTTTTAGAATCTTTAAGTGCAGTTACCAAAGTAGCCATAGAAGTTGATAGAGATGCCATAGCATCAATATCTTCTTTTTTTGTAGAACTTTTTTTTGCCCCTTCACCTTTTTCTTCATTCTTACCACCTTTAGCACCTTTAGCAAGATGCTGTTCCATCAGTCTATTGACAGTTAGTAATTCATTAAGTTTAGAAACAACTTGTTGTGATCCTTGTGACATTTAAAATGTGGAATATTTTAGGTATATATCATAATACCCTTTGGATATCCAAAGGGCTTACGATTTGTGAAATGTGATTATAATTTAAAGCTACCCATTTTAGGCACCATAGATCCAGCATTTTTCATCATGCTGCCAGCTTGTCTTGATATTGAAGAAGAATCAAAGCCACCACTTTGACTATTCTGTTCTTTCTCTTCTTTCTTACGATGTTCTTGTTCTTTTTCGTTCCATGCTTTCAGGTTTTCCATTAGAATTTCAGCTCGATAAAATTCCATCTTATCTAAAATATCAGGTTGTAGCCTAAGTATTTTAAGAAGGAGAAATTCAACCTCAAACCAACTCTCCAAAGATATCTGAAATAAGGAAAAGGGACTTGATCCCTCCGCGAAAGTTAAGCGGAGCAACTGCCTCTCCACCAGCAGAAGTTACGTATCTAATTTGAGGATTTACAGATGCAGATAGCATTTCAACAATTTTGTCAAGTACAGATATTTTTTGCAAAGACCATGTATATGATTCCTGTACAGCTTTATCGTACGACGTTTGATTTAAGCCTTTCCAATCTGGAAATAAGAATGGTGCATATTTAATAAAAGCTTTATCAAAATTTTGTCCTTGTTGTTGTTTTGTTTTAACAAAGTTTTTAATAAACATCATGATACCAAGTGATGGAAAATATATTTGAAAATTTTCACCATTTTTCATTCGGATATCAAAACAACGTTTATCTCTATCAAAGTAATTCATTAGTTTCTCATCAGGATTAAAGTAATCGATAATATCTTTGGTTACCTCAACTTTTTCTTCCACGCCTTCTTCATCAGCAGCGTTAACGTACATCTTGTTTTCACCATTTTTGAAAGTAAAATCACGAATAGCAAAAATCAAGTAAAAACGATCGATCTCTTTAAGATCTTTATAAGTACCAGGTTTACCAGGCACTTTAATACGACAACATTTTTCAATGATAAAGTTTAGCATATCATCTACTCCAAGTAAATCGTTTTCATCAATTGTTGACCAATGACGAATTTCTGCAACACTTGCAGCACGAATAGCTACTTGTGTGCCAATCTCGTAAAATAAACCTTGCGATGGCAAATTTTCTACAGGCACGTTTTTCCACCCAATTTCCATAGCAAGTGGCTCATCATCGTAAGTTTGGAATTTTTCAGCTTTTCCTAATGATGTGATTTGTGGCTGTTTTACTTCTTCTACTGAATTTTCTTCAGTCTCAGCATAAAGACGAGCTTCTTGTTCTAACTTGTCTTTGAAGTCTTCTGAATTTTCTTCTTGCATATAATATGTTTTTATTGGTTATATGTTATATATCATCCTATGAATTAAACTGCTTATTTACTAAAAAAAGGATTGCCTAAGCAATCCTTTCTATTTTGATATAACCAACTATACTTATTATAAGATAGTTTCTTCCCAGTAATCACATCTGAATGTAAAGCCTTCAATTTTGTAAATATCAGGACTTGTAAAGTCAGACTCAATTGCTGGTATTGGAGTTGTTGGGAAACAAACAGGAAATTTAACCTGTCTGAAGATATCACCATTTTTGTTAAAATAGTTGATTATCATAGGCCCACCTGTGTATGAACTTTTTAATCCCATACGACCTGTTAATGGATCATATATTAAATCACACCACTTACGTAATGCTTTATATACATACATACTGTTTGAGTCATTTAAGTTAACCTCAAAGTCAACTGTAACATCTACAACTGTACTTTCAGCTGCACCTCCTGCAAATGAACGAGTAGCGTTTTTATATTTTTGTTCAACTACTGCTGGTAATTTATTAACATCAACCCCGCCTACTTTAAGAACATTTTCCATTGATAAGCTCCAGTCTGTTACACCAGCTGGTGGTTGAATAGTAATCTCGAACTGTGAATTAAAAACAGGTTCGAACTGTCCCATTGCAGCCTTTGAATTTCTATAATGTGGTAATCCTGCCATTGTATTTTTAGTTTATTTTCTTTTTTATATATCTTCTATTAAGCAACGTTAAATCCACCAGCTGCAATAGCTCCTGTTTTTAATACTGTAATTCGGTTAACAAATTTTTGTAAACCTCTTGTTGGTTCAATACCGATATCTAGGATTCCAAAGTTTTGGTCGATTAAATCAGGTGTGTTATTAGTTTCATCCATAATAACTTCGTATGCATTTAGACCGCCAGCTGTACGAACTACGTCAAGATATGTTTCAACAGTAGTACGAATTTCCAATCTTGTAGAAGCATCATTAAATTCAAACAAGTAATTTTGTAAAATTTCAATAACACCTTCTTCAATTGTAATTAACAAGTCACGAACATGTAAGTTATTAAATGCTGATATAGTTCTTTGATATGCAGTTTGGTTAGCAAAGATCATTGGACCAACGTTACGAACAACAACGATTGGGTTAAGCCCAAATGGTTCTAGGTTTTCACGATCAGATAACAAATAATCATATTCCATTTTCACAAACTTTGGATTTGCGATTACACCACGACGAGGACCAGCTACAATTGAGTAAGGTTCCCCAATTACAAACTTACGTATAAAGTTATTTGATACATCAGCTGCAGGTGGGATAGATTTATTTTTGCCATCTTCACGAATAATAATATTAGGTGTGAATACGCCAATAAACTTAGCACCGTTTTCTTCATCAGGTAAACTCCAAGTAAAACTTGGGCCTAATGTTAGGTTACCTCCTGTAGCAATATAATCAGTGTTTAATACAGGTTTTGGGTTACCTGCAGCAGCATCAGGAAGATCAGTAAATCTTGGATCTGTACTTGCTAAGAATTCAGCAACAGATGGAGCATTTAAAATTGCCATACATTGTTGACGATTCATAGCTAAACGACTCAAATATTGTTTTGGTCCCATGTGAGGCTCAAGACCACCATTAAATGTATCAACAATATAGCGATATTGTATAATGTCTTTACTTTCAAGAGTTGTTCCTATATTTGTTGTTTCTAATACACTTAATATTTTTTCAAGTTGTGCAGGAGAACCTGGTAAATGGAACTCTGTTATTTTAAATCCTGAAAGAACAGTGAATTGGAATCTATCACCAAATTTTTGGATTGGCGTAAATCTTGTAACGTAATTTATACCATCTAAAGTTGTTACAGCAGGTGTTTCAAGAATTGTGTATTCATAAAATGCAACTCCTGAAGCAGGGTCTAATTTTTTAACTTTTGTTGTAACTCTTACAAGATGTGGGTTATTTGGATCATTATTTACAATAAAGTCACCAACTTCAATTTGACTTGCATTTGCTGCAGACAATTTAAAGTTTTTACCTCCACCATAAAGAGTACCTTCAATAGCAACATTGTCTTCAATGTTTTTAGCTAATGAAGAATATACTTCAATATCATTTAATCCTGGAGCTGTATTAATTTGTGCAACATCATCAATAAAAGTATTGTTTGTTCCAGCAAATGATGCAGTAGCAGGAGTTAATAGTTGTGTATCTGTGTATTGACGTAAACGAGAACCAACTAAACCGTATGCAACTTTTGAATACATGTCAACTGTTGTTCCCCAATTTGCATCAACATGAATGTAATTATATTGTGAAGAACCTATTCCGTATTTAACACGGTCTCCATTAATAAATAAGCTACCTTTAATGTTTTGTGAAATTTTAGCACCTGGGTAAGCTTCAACATAAGCATATTGAGCAATATCAGTTTGGTTTAATGTATATGTTGTAGGGCCAACAGCACCAACAGTAATTGTAGCAACTAAACCTCTAAATATTTGACCGCTTGGAAGAGTAACACGAATTACATCTGTAACACTTTCAGATACAAATGGGTTATTACCAAAACTATCAATAACACGAACATTGTTGTACGTTGCATTTGATCCTCCTGCGTAGTTTAAATCAACTCCAGGAACAAGTGAGTCAACAATATAGAATGTACCTAAGATTGGTGATGATGTTGTTTCGTTATACATTACAACTTCATTTTCCACAGCAGCTAAAGCAGTTTGCCCTAATCCTTGAACATTGTTTAAAGCAACAGCTGGAGCATTTATATAAGATATAGCGTCAACAGATCCAACTTTTAAGTTAGGCCAGATATGACTAGCAGAAGCAATCCCTTTACTTAACAATGTAACTTTCAATGCAGTTGGCTGTTGGAAAGCAGCAAATTCATCAGCAGCAAATCCTGTAGTACACCATTGGTCAGCATAGAAAGGAGATCCTGTAGACAATCCTGTAGTTGCTACTGTAATAGTTGTAACTGTAGCAACAGAAACAGTATTAACTTGGAAATAGTTAGTGTACCCTGGCGCTTCAACTAAAATAATATCACCTGACACAGGTGTTAAGTTAGCAAAGTTATTAACAACAATTGTGTTAGCAGTAGAAGGTACTAAAGCAGCAACAGATGTATCAATATAATTATCTTCAGGGTTACCCATAGAAGATTCATAATTAGAATTAACATGCAAAGGCGAACTTAATTGTACTAACAATTCTGTACCTGTGTTTGTTACATTTTCAACTTTTAAGTAATCATTTGGTGTTTGGCTATTAAATACTGTTAATGATCCAAATGTTTTAATTAAAGTATTTGTTGTTAATGTATCTGCTAAATTTGTCCATTGAGCAACTGTAAATGTAATATCATCAGGTCGAGGCATTGGCAATACTAAAATGTTACCAAACTTACCACTTGTACCTCCATAAGGATATGATTTTACATAAGGCGGTGTTGATATGTTTGACCCAGTTGTTAAGAAATTTTGTGTAACTTCTTGGTCACTTAATACATCGTATGATGTATAGTCTAATACATTTTTAATTGGTGTGTTATATGATAAGAAGTCAATAGTATCTTTTGTAGTAGATATTAAAGTATTACCAATCATATCAACTTGATAATTAGAATTATCATAATTCATTAATGCATCTTCATTAAGGTTTAAAAATAAACCTGTTGTTGATACATTATTATTTACAATAACATCAATAGATTGATTGACACCATTATTATCAATAAAGCTAGGTATTACACAACCTGTAAATGCGCCTAACATTGTAACACCGTCAAGAGAAAGGAAATTTTCTAATTGACTTACAATAATACCTCTTAAATCAAAATATTTACTGTAAATTGGATCTTTAGCTAATACTGTGTAATTAGACCAGTCGCCTTTTACTACATATACATCAACAAAATAGTCAGACATATAATCTTTGCCGTAAACATACTCAGGAAGCGTATCAGTATCGTAATACTCATCAGCTGGTAAGTTATACTGTGTAGCATTTACTGATTTTCTAATAATAACACTATTTACTTGTTGTCCTAAGTTAACAATATTAAATAATCGACCTGCATTTGCTGGTTTGCTATCAACAGTTGCTTGTAAGTAAGATGTATCTGGGAACCAAAATCTTTCTTTGTTGTAAAAAGAAGCATATAAAGCTCTAGATAAATTACCATTATCTTCGTTTGCTGCAAGAGCAAATGAACGATAATCAACTGCGTCACCACCTTCAGTCACAGGAACATTGTTAAGTGCTAATAAGTTTAATGCGAAAATTGGTCCTGCTGATAAACATGTTTCTATTGCTCTGTGGAAATAAGATCCACGAGCTTCAAGTTTTGTATCAATAGTACCAAAAATCTTTCTTGATTGACGAATGTCTGTTAAGAAAACCGGTGCATTAAAAGGACCGACTCTAGAGAACCCGACAACAAGACGAACAGTTTGTGTTGATACAACAATTTGTTGTGAAGCATCAAATTCTATAGTGTATATACCTGATGCTTTAAATCTGTTAAGATCAAGAGTGATTGTAGCCATTCTTTTGTTCTATTATTTTATTTGGAAATTCTACTTCCTTATGAATTTATATATTCGTAATGATAATACTTTTTTTAACAAGTTCTTACATCTTAAACATATTATTGTTGCTTGAATACCCGCTTGTATTATTTGTTGCAGGTTTATTTGTAGGTTTAAACCCTCCATTATTACCCATACCTCCAATAAGTTTAAACATGTCCATCATATCATCATTACCTTTATCACCAATTGACATTCTCTTTTCAACAGCAGCCTTAACTTCTGAGGATGAATAGTCATATAAATCTTCAACCATTTCATAAAAGTCATTTGACTCAAAATAAGTAACTAGGTTTACACAAGACATTGCTGTATCGTCATTACCTAATTGAGCTTCGTAACGTCCTTGACTATTTATACCAAAAGATGATAATTCCATAAAAGTTGTCATTTCATTAATAACAACTCTACGATTATTAATTAAGTTTCTTAATTCACGAGAATATGATTCTTTATTATCTTTTTGTATTTTTACACCAAGTTTTAATTGATCATTATTAATTGAGTGTTTAGTGTATAAAAATATTTCTGGGTAAAATTCAGCATTACGGCTCATTCTTTCAAAAACAAGATTGCCTTTAAAGTTAATCTCCATGACAATTTTACAATTTTCGTGGTTATAAACATTAAACACAAGAATTTCTAAAGCTTTTGACATTTCCTCAACCGATAATACATTTGATCTAAATAAGCCAATTTGTTTTAATCTAAAGAACGCTGTTTCATCACTCCAGTCTTTAGTTTTACGAATCATTACCGGAGATTTTGTTTCTAATCTAAATATGTTAATTACTGAATAATCACGTCCTACGCCATCACCAATATCAACAGCAAAGACAATTTTTTCATTTTTAACTTCTCTACGATTAGGGTCATATTTAGGATGCCACTTAATTGCTTCTATTAATTCAGGGTAATCAAGAAAATCGTCCATTTCTTTCATTACATATTTTTGTGTAGTTCTTTTTAAGAACTCCAACATTTTTGATGAAAGTAATAATCTTGAACTTGCCAAGAATTGATTTCCGTATTCTTGATTAAATAATTCCTCGCTTCCTAAGTTGGCAATTTCTCGCCTTTTCCATTCTTCGTCCCTTCCAGGCACTTGCCACCAATCAACCCTAATTGCATTATAAGCATTTTTACCTTCTGTTGCAGCCTGATAAATTTCATAAAATAAGTTCATACCGTTTGGTGTAGAACATATAATGATTCTTGATATTTGTGAAGATGATAACGTTGGATAAATTGAACGATAAAATGGTAATAAGAAGTTTGGATGAATGTGGGCAAACTCATCGGCAAATAAAAGGTGAATAGTAAACCCGATAGCCGCTGTTTTAGTTGTTGCTTGTGAGAACAGACGGTTACCGTTATCAAATCTCATACCTGTAACACCTCCTGATAGAACACCAGGTTTCATAAAGAAAGGTAAGTTCTTTAAGATGATCTTAATTTTATCAACAATCTCATTTGTAGTTGCTAATTTATTCGCAACAACCATTACATTTCTTTCATAATGGAAACATAAATACCAAGCAATGAAAATTGAAGATGTTACCGTATTATGACTCAATATGTCATTTGTATAATATCTATGATCTTTACTATTGATAGTTGTGTCAAACATTGAAACTGAAACTTTATCTTTAATAACTTCATTTATTTTTTCAATCCCATCTTTTGTTTGTATGCTATCGCCTATTTTTAAATCTTTAATAAAAACTTCTTCCATATTTTCGTTAAACAAAATATGATTATCAGCGCCTTCTAAAAATTTGCCACTATTTGTTTTTATTTTCCATTTTTTAAATGGCTGTGTTTTATGTATATGACTTATAGGCTGCCAACCGCTATCAGTCAATGTTTCATAACCATCTAATTTAAATGTTTCCATTATTTTTTTTGAAACATCATCTTGGTTTAATACTTCATTACGATACTCCCATTTTTCAATAAGCTGTATTAAGTGAATTATTATTATTTTTAAAAAACTATTCATTTATAAAATTTATGCATTTTTTTATTAATATCTAAACCTCTTGATTTATAAAATTCATCTGAAAATGGTGATCTTTCTTTCCTCTCCTTTTCAGTTGTTTTTGATTTATGATTTGGATTTTTGTTTCCTTTAACTTTATCACTCATCTTTTTACGCATTTCATCCGTTTGCATATGCTTTCCTGAATTAACTGATGTTGCTTTTTTGTCCGAAATACAAGAAGTTAAAGAATCCGGGAATTCTTTCTTATAATCATTTATCGTTTTATCTGGATGATGATTTTTTATATGAGTTCCATAAATTCTCTTTACTTTACAATTGCACCATTTACAAGTTACATAATCAATATTTTCAATACCTGTTAAAGATACTGCTGATTTTAAAAATTTATTTTTATTTTTTAAAATCAGACCTTCTTGTTTGCATTCATTAGAACAATACTTTACACCAGATCCGCTAACTTCTTTTTTACATATTAAACATTCCATAATAGTTTATTTTATATATTCATTAAGATGTTAGCAATTCGTCAAAAACTTTAATTTAATTTATCATAAAGTTTCCATAACGTATATTTTAATTTTTCTATAAAAGTTAATTTACGATTTTCGGAGACCATGTAAAAATATAAAGATCCTACTGACATACGTTTAACATCACCTGTAGGAGTTTTTATGTCAATTTTTGTATCATATAAAGCACACTTTCCAATCTGACGAGATGCTAGCATTACATTAAAACGATTTTCTTGAAAATCCTTTAACATTTTTTTCTGATACGGACGTAGTTTAATTTGTCTAATACCTTCATCGGTCATAGAGAAACAATATTTTTCACCAAAATAAACTACGTCAGCTGCACATCTAGCAAGTTCCTCAATTTCAAGTTGCGAATATTCAAAAACAATATCAGCAGCTTTCATAGTTGTATCTCCATCATAAAAAGGAGAATAATCTGCGTTAGGTGAACCGTTATCAATTCTAGCTATTTCATCAGCAATTCTTTTGCTGTTCCATATCTTACCTCTGCTCGCCATCTTCTTCGTTATCTTTTAATGCAGCAGTTGCTTTTGTTTCAGGAATTGCTTGACGAATAACGTCCATTAATCCTTTAGTGCCACGGAACTGTGTTTGTGATTCAGCATTTTCAATTGTAACATCACCTTCTTCTAACGATTCAGATGATTCTGCTGTTTTGATACGATAATCTTCTTTTAAGTTTTTATAGTTTTGCTCCATAATAACCATAAACTGAGCAAGGTGTTTTACAATTTCCATTTTAGATCTTTGTAAAGATGATAAAACTTCAAATGTTCTTGGGTGTGTATTCCCATTATCAATTTCTTCTAATAATTTGATAATTGCGTGCTCAGCAGTTTTCATTTGAAATAATAAGTTAGACACAGTAATTTTATCAACACCGTTTTTTTCTCTAACATAAGGTATTTCTGTAATAATTTTGCTTGTCAAGTAAAAGTTAGCAATTGCATCAACTATATCAGTTGCTTTATTATCTGATACTTCTTTTACTTCATGATAATTTAAAAATCCTGTTTGTGGTCTAACAGGTAATATCTTTTCTGCTTGAGAAACGAGACTTTTAATTTCACTTGCGTCTTGGCTAATAAGTCTCTCTAGCTCTTCACGCATCTCCATTTCTCTTTTTCTTTCTTCTGTTGGTTTTCTCATAATATTATTTAGTTAATCCTGACCAAGGTAAGTTCAATCTCTGAACTGCATTGTCTATAATTACAGCATATTGTGCATCTTGAACTATTGCTTGATTAAGCATGAATATTTGTTTATTAAGATCCGTTTCTATTTGTTTAAATAATCTAATGTTTGTATACACCATGTTACTAGCAGGAAGTGTATATTTTATTGATCCTGTGCTTGCGGTTCTGTCTGCAGCTTTTATGATTATTGTCTTTGAGTATATATTTTCTAAATTTGTTGTCTGTGGAGCATTTAAGTTTGTTTCATCCCATGTTCTAATCCAAACATCAAGTGAAGCCTGTTGATAAAAATTGCTAACATTAAATACAAATCCATACCAATAATTTTCAATTATGTTATTAGGCAATATAAAAATTAATTCTTCTTCTGAAGATTTAAAGATAAAGAATCTATTTGCATAAAGAGATAACTTCCAACCCGTTTCACTTATTTCATCCCAGCCATTCATCATGATTGTCTCAAATGTTGGTTCTGCTATATAGCCATTTTTAATTGAAGATGTTGCCCATCCTGGATAGTAAGTATCAATAAACGAAATGATTTCATCTTTAACTCCTATGGTTATTACATAACCACCAGATACTGGTGTTGTTGAAATATAATTACCGTAAACTGTTAATCCATTGAATCTACTTATTTTTATTAGATCACCATCTTTATAATTTCTTTTTGGTGAAATTATAAATGAAATAGGCGTTATTCCATTGTTAGAAGGACCTTTAGCAAGTTGTCCTTTTATATTATCTTTTGGTAATATAACTTTAGGTTTTATTTCCTGGAACCATCCTGATAACATTCTATCTTCATCTGCTGGAAACACTGCATCGGATTTATAAGTTATAGCTGTTACAGGTTTTGTGTTATCAAAAATAGATCTTAAGTCATACTGACTTTCAGATATTGTTATGTTATAATTTTTAAATGGTACTTGTGTTATATTTAAGTCTGGGTTTATACTTAAACGAATAGGGTCATAATCATGTGAACCTATCTTAGGGTCATACTGTTGAGGTTTTGTTGTTTTAATTTCTTGTTCAATAACTTCCTCTTCAAATTCTTCAGTAAAGTCAGTTGATATGTCGGCAAGGTATTGACGTAAATCTTGCGGTTCTTGACGATTTGATTTTGGCGCATATTTTATAAGAGATACTTTCCAATAAACATTTTGTTGCATAATGTCTTTCCATAAGTATGAACTCTCAACTTCATAAATACGATTTGTTAATGGGAAGTAAACAATGTCACGTTTTTGTGGTGCTGAACCAATACCAAAGATTTCTTCAAAGTATTCTTTTACAATTTGGACTTCAAATGGAAGTTCAAAGTCCATACCCATTGGGTTATAATCAATTTTATTATCAGGAAATTCGTTTTTATCAACTATTACTTTAACGCAACATGGTTCATCAACATCGTATAATGTCCATTCATGTAAAACAACATCCCTTCCTATAGACATAGGAACCGCTCTTGCATACATAACATCATGTCCAAACATTCTATTAATTGTGTATGCAAGTTCTTTATAGAGAACAACTGCTGGATTTACTTGATACGGCTTAAAAGAAAAGTTTGTAATTTTTGATAGGTTACTGATGTTTCCATTTTCAGAAACATACATAGGAGGTCGATAACCTAGGAATTTATCCGCGGCCGCGTCAGACTGTTCATATTCAATGTATGCGTCATTAATAGTAACAGCTCCACCTGATATTAATGTAAAACGAAAATCTACAAATAATTCATTATTAGGATCAAGAACAATCTTTTGTAAATTGTCAACTGTTAAATCAATCCAAGATGCGCGAACAAGATTTGTTACACCCCATCTGAATTCTTTTTTTACAGTTCCTAGACCTTGTATGTCATCAACCCAATTAAGGATTTTTGTAACATAATCTAAAGGTTGTGTTTGTGTTATTTTGGCAAAGTCGCCAATATTAGTTAAAGTTGCTAACATAAAAAAACGGAGGTATACTTTTAATATATATCCTCCGTTCTAATTAGCTAAAAACCATACTTGGCTTCTAAAATTTTATTATCTTTATCAAGTTTTTGAATTGTGATTATGTATGTTTCATTTAAATGAATATTATCAGATTTACGAAACAACTGATATCCTTCAGATAAGCAATATAATTTAGCTTGTTCAAATGTCATTCCAATTATTGCTTCTGGTACATTGTGTTTAAAAGTTTTTCTTGTCATTGTGAAATTAGTTTTTCATAATCTTTAAGTTCTTTATACATCTTATCACCAAAAAGTTCAATTGCATCATCAACATCTCTTCTTGATATTTGAAACTGTTCACAATATTTACGAATCGTATCATCACTAACAGGCTGAGTTGCTTTTTTCTTTTCTTTTGCTTTTGCTGTTGATACATACATCCAACCTGGAGTTTTTGTGTATCTTTGAGAAAGTAATCCTTGCCAAAAAGTTACAGCTTGTCCTGGATTAATTTTAATATGATTAAATGCAGCTGCTTGTATCGGGAAGTTTATTGCGCAAAATCTGTTGACCATGAAAAAGTACTTTCCTCGCTCATGCATTTTTAGTTTCTTAAATTCAGCAGGCTTACCTAACATATCGTTAATAAAGCCAAATAAATCATTTGCCATATAGTTTTGTTTTTATATTCAAAGAATCTCGAATTGTTTTTACCTCGGCAGCTTTTTCATAATTCTCAACTCTTACATAATAAGATTCAGCATCATCAAAAACAGCAGCAATCTCTTCATAATCAACTAATATATCTGCAAAAGGGATAATATCAGCTTTAGATGTGAAAAATTCAATAATGACTATATAATCACCAGGTTTACCCGTGTTATGCAAATCTACGGCTGCTTTAATTGCATATTGATGAACTGTATCTTCATTATGTCTTCCCCATTCAACTAATAAATCTTCTTCATCAGAATCTAATTCTATGAAAAAAGTTTGCACTGCAGCTAATATACGATTAGCTTTTATTACATATCGCTCAACAAGATCTTTATCCTCTGTTACAAACATATTTACAACCTGATATTCATCATGTCTACCTTCTGTGTATTGGACTATATACATTATTTCTAATTTCGTTAGCTACTTAATTCTTAAATGTTAAAGACTATTAATATTTATATATTTAGGGAAATCTTCTTCAGAACAGCAAATAATTATAGATCTAGTATTAGGCTGAATATCATAATGTGTTATATACATAACAGTAGGTTCTATATCATTTGTTATTTTAAAAGCCACATCTAAGGCCTTATATTCTTTTCTATACATTACAAAATTTTCTTCTATCTGGTAAAAAGAAACAATATTTTCAGTAGTGCTTTCTCCTCTAATTTTTACTCTCCCTTCTATACCTATGAATCCACTGACATAACCATCTCCATTTAATTTAGAATTAGTTTCTATATGTGTATTAATTCTCCATAATTTATAAATAACAGTATCTGATGATGGCACATCCTCTACATACTCTTCTTTTATAATATTTTGTTTTTTGTTATATTTACCAGGAATTAATAACATGATTAATACACCTATAACAATGAATATTGTAAATATTACATGGCAAGTAGACTCTTTTAAATTTCTTATTAATTCTATCATAACATACAACATTTCTTATATTTCTTACCACTGTTACACGGGCACAGGTCATTTCTATATACTGGATTTTTAGCTTTCACAGGCATTCTTTTACCTACTATACTAGATATTTTGGAACTTCCACTCTCATATACTTTCTCTACACCATCTAATTTTATATCTACTAATTCACTGGAAGTTGCATTTATCATGTTTTCTACAGCTATTTTTAAATATTCATCTTTCATAGTTTTAATTTTTGATTTACTTTTTATGCATACATATACACACAAATCTACGGTTACATATACAAGTATTTTTATCTAAAATACTTACACTTACATGTTTACCTTTATGATTTCTTTCACTACTTACAGCCTGTCTAAAATTTTTTCTTAGGGCAGTAGTGGTATAAAATTGTGTCTTCATAATATAGTTTTTAAGGGGTTGTATTATTTATTTCACGGGTCATAAGATATCATAGGAGACCAATAAGTAATTTTATTTTCCTTCTTCTTTTTCTTTTTTAATTTTTTATGTGTTTCTCCACTATTTTCTATGGATATATTTTTACTTTGAGTAACAACACAATACTTATCATACATAGAAGGATTCTTCTCATATAAATAATCTGTAACAAACCATAATTCACTAAGCCATATAACACCAGTAGACATACAAAGGTTATTTAAATGTAATAAATCATCTATAGTTATAGTGTTATTTTTTATTTTAACTTTGTACCTCAAAAGTCTAATTTCTCTGCGAGTAGGATGTCTATAAAATAATCTTCTTATATACTTTTTCATATTTTTTATAAGTTTTAAAAAATTATATATACCAAAAAGGCGAGTGGCTTTATAGTATAAAAATATAGTAACTCCTCCGTAGTTACGCGTGTTTTTCTCGTCTTGCGGTACGGTGCGGTAGAGAGTGAGTGCTGTATAAATTTTGTGGGGTGGGGATGATTGCTCTATATGGTTCCATTTTAAAATTTATATTTAGAAAAGATATCTGCCTCAAAAGATTGTGTTGTACCCAAGAAACGTGTACCTTCAAGAATATGAGCCATGTCATAAACTTGAGCATTCATTTCATTTTTTGCAGTTACATTATTGAAAGATGTTTCAAATGCATCTTGTATATCTTGTGGAATAACTTTTTTATCAAGATACATTAAAGTAATGTTACGAACGATTCTTGATTTAAGTGCCTCAATTGGCGGATTTTGTTTAAATGCAGCGTTAATTCCATTAGCAACTTCAACAGCACGATTAGGAAGATCAAATATATCACCAATAGGTTTTGTGTATTCCATGATTTCATATATACGAGCAGCTTTTGCTGGTGTAACTCTATATGTTTTGCCTTTTAATTCCCATGTCCATACTGGAGGAACTGCGTCACCACCATCACCACAAAGAATTTTTTCAAATATATGATAATGTGGATTTACTTCTTCAATAACAACAGAATTAAGAGCTTCTTGAATAAGATCTTTACTACGATTCATAAATGTTGAAGCATCAAATAAATCGTATTCTTCAGATTTTATCCATCCTGTAAATCCTGTAGGACCAACAATCTTACGAGTTTTTGAATTAGGATTGTAAACAGCAATAAAGTTTACATTATTACATTTAACAACTTGATAGATATCTTTATCGCCTGTAATGATAACCGTGTCTTCACCATTATTAAAGAATTCATCAGCCCATAGGTACATTAAATCATCACCTTCAGCACGTGGTTCTCGAGAAACGATATAACCTTTTTCTGTAATGATTTCGCCAAATTCATTCATTAATTTATAGAACATATCCCAGTCAATAACTGATTCGTCCTTTTCACGATTTGATTTATAACCACCTTCTTCAATTTCAACATCTTTACGCCAAGAACGCGAGTCAATAGTAAATACAACTCGAGTAGGATTTCCAAATGTACGAATAGCATGAGCCATATCAGTAGCAATTTTGCGAATAAACATTGATTGGTCCTTTTCAGAACTTAATACTTTTTCTCCTTTTACACCATACTGTCCAAAAATAAAAAGTGTTTTGTAAAATAAGTAATTTCCGTCAAAGATTAAGTTTAATGCCATATTTTTTTATTTTAAAATTAATAATTTTGTTTGTGTTATGCAACTATTTTAATGATAAGTTATTAACATTATGCATAACCCCATTTTTTCATTGCGTCTTCAATTCCTTTTTCAAAAACTTTCATTAAAACAGGAACTTCATTAATCATAGGTAAGTTGCCTCTAAATATAATTGCTCTTTGTAAATTATTTTCTTTATCAACAGCATAAATATAAATTCTTACACCTATCTTAACAACGTCAAACTTTTTTTCACTTAGCTTATTGTATTTAGTTTTAATGTAATCTTTTACATCAGGCGTCCTCTTGATTGTCATCTTCTTTTATTTCTTTTACTTCTACAAATTCGGTAACTTCGCCTTCAATAATTTTAGCATACGAATATTTACCTCTGATGTTTTTACCAAAATAAGAACCTACTGATTCAGCATTACAAAATTCTTCATATAACTTTCTATCAATGTTTAAGTAAACATATTGAGCTTCGTTTTGAAATACGATGAATAAATGTTCATCATCAGGATTGTATTCTGTATGTTTAATTAAAGATGAAGACCATTCTCTACCTTCAGTTGTGACTAATTTAATTTGTTCTTCCATTTTTGTGTATTAATTATTGATAATCATTTGACATTCAAAGACCGCAGCTAACATTGAAATTGCTGGGTCAATAACTGTAACTCTTTGTGATTGGTAATGAGCAACCTTAATTACAATTTGCGGAATCTTTCCAACGAGTGTAGGTTTATGTTCATTAATATATTCAGGCAATTCAGTTCCTAAAGAAGCAAGTACATCATCAACTTTAGTACCATAATTTGTCATTAAGAATTTATAGTTATCTTGTGGGTTTGCTGATTTAGAACAAATCATATCAAAGATATCTTTATAAGAATAGTTTAGTTTCTTGATATCTTCAATTTTAATTTCCGTTACTCCTTGTAAGATAAAACTTTGAACTTTTGTAACAATTGTTCGCATGTCAGGAAAGTTTCTTTTCACAAACTCAATAACAGCATCTTTTTCAATTGTTATGTTTGCGGATTTTAAAATTGCCCAAGATCTTTTAATAAACTCAACCATAACTTCTTTCTCTTCTTCTTTTGATACGAAGTCAAAGGATATACAGTTAAAACGAGATTGAACATTATCAGGGACTTTATTTATGTAATTGCAAGTACCTATGAATCTTGCGTTATGAGCAAACTTTTCAATTGTGCCACGTAATGCTTTATAAAATTGGTCACTGGCACCGTCCATCTCATCAAGAATAACAACTTTATAAGCTTCAGCTCCATCAAGTAATGAAATTGTTGAACACCAGTTTGTTATTTTTTCACGAATAATATCAACAGAACTTTCATCAGATACGTTGATGTATAAGACGGGATAATTACTTGCTAATACCTTAGCAAGAGATGTTTTACCTAATCCTGGGGATCCGTAAAATAAATAATTTTGATGTAAGGCGCCATCACCTACAATTTTTCTGATTCTTTCTGGAAGAATCATTTGTTCCAAATTCTTTGGTCTGTACTTTTCTGTAAATAGTTCTTGAATCATATTTGATTTATTTTAAAATTATATACATAAAGTATACTATAGTTTTATTTGAAACTTGTTCCTCCAAACCAAGCTACAAGAATTTTTTTCGTTCCACTTACAACAGGTTCCACTTCATTTCTTAAATAAGAAGGCATAAAAGTACAGTCACCGGCTGATCTTGATGTTTTTATAGCATCTGTTGAATAAGCATTAAAATTACCGCCACGATAATCATCACTAGATGATAAATTAACAACTGCAGTGATCTTACGGCTATTTTGTGGAAACTCCGGACCTAAATCTACATGATTACTGATAAAATCACCAGGATTTAATTCCATGTAAACGATGTGTTCAAACATCTCAATATGTTCAAAATTGTATGATTGCTTATTTGCTTCAATTACAAGATCATATAGTTTACCATAAACCCATGCATTATCATCAATGTAAGGTATAAACGATATAATAAATTTTGCGTTATCTTCAGAACCTATTCTTTTTTTAGGAACTGTATCTGCATCAATAATTTTAATAACTTTTGTTATGTCTTCATTATCAAAAGCACATTCTGCTACAACAGGTAACACCAAAAAGTTATTTTCCTCATCAGGAAATTGTCCAATTCTTAATCCCATTCTTTCTCAAATTTATACCAATAATCTGCACCTGCTGCATAATTTAGAGCAAGATCACATATATGAGTCATTTCTTCATACGTAATTGTTATTACATAATCTTTTGCTATACTGATTGCCCGTTCCCATGAATCATCATATGAAAGACCTTCTGTGCTCATTACATGATATCTAGAGGACATAAAGATGCCACCTAATATTGTTTTAACAACTCTTTCAGTATCACAAAATCTATGCCCTTTCCATTGTTTATCACCAAATGCAAAATCAGTTTTACATTCAATAACTCGGTTTGTAAGATCTTCAATAAATGTAGGATTGTATGCTAAATCATCCCAACCATACATTGCATCAATTTTAACTTTTAACATAATATTTTAATTTTAAAAAGGTAAATCATCTTCATCATTGTTAGGATTAATAAATTCATCATATGTACTATTTTCCAATCTTACAATTTCTTCTTTAAGAACTTTTAGTTGTTCAGCTTTAAATTTTTCAAATTCAGCTCGTTCTCGTTCTTCAGCTTCTTTGTCTGGTGTTAAACGACGAATGACAAATCCGTTAAATTCATATTCTTGATGGTCTACATGAAAACCTATTTCAATATGAGTTGCACCAGATTCTTTAATTTCGTCTATGATTGCTTCAAGATCATTAATTGGTAGTAACGCATTCTCATGATCGCCGTGAACAACGTTTACAATAATGTTATCATCTATAGGATTAACATTTACTGCGTCATAAAGAGTAGCGCCTAGGTATTCGGTATTAATATACTTGGTCTTAATAAGATCTAAATAAATATCCATGTTATGTATTTTTAATTATAGTTAAATATAATACTTTTATTTGAGATATGCAAATTTTATTTGTTAAAAAATGTTAAAATTTCATGTTCACTTAAATCCTTTCTAACCTCAGACGTTATAAGATTAAATCTCATACATTGGTCCAAAATGTAATAGCTATGCTCAATGTTTTTATTATTTGCATAACCTAATGTAAGATGAAGTGCATAAAAAGGATCTCGTGATAAACCAAATTCTTCACGAATATTGCTAGCTTCTGGGGAATGAACTCTTAACCACCAGTGTTCACCATTTGATCTTGGTTCAATTTCATAATAGAATGTTATTTCTTTACCGTTATATTTTTTTGCAAGTCTATCCCATTTTTCTGTATCAAAATAACGGTCGGCTATAAATGAAATGTGTGTTCCTCTTAATGTTTGGTTTAGTTTAAGATTGAATCTTTTTTCTAGGAACCATGCATAATATCTTTCAAGATCACAATCCGTTTCAATTAGTGCATGTTTTTTCCATCCACTTTGAACATTGTGTTTCTTTGTTTCATTTGGTGGAAAAAAGTTTAATATACCTTTTGTCTCAATTACCATTTTTATTTTAAAATTAATAAAAAAATCCCAGAGTATAAACCCTGGGACAGATGTGTTATTAACAATTATTTTTTTAGCGGTTCAATCTTAACAGGTATTCTACCTATTTTAAGATTACCAGATAATTTGTGGAACGATTCTTGTTTTAGGTCAATACATTTTGGATTTGTCCCATTACAGTCAGTAACTTCAACTGTATCAATGCGATTATTATTTAAGTTGGTTACTGTAAAGAATTGTCCTTTTGTCCCTACACAATAAGCAGCTGTTGAATGTGGCCTATGTACTTTAGGGTGAGGTTTTGTGTTGTACCATGTAGCAGTACATTTGTTTAGAATAGTACTCCTATTCACGTAAGCAAAAGAACTTATACCAAGTGCTAATGCAATAATGATTATTGTCTTTTTCATATAAATTATATACATAACAGTTAAATAGTTTTCAACAAAAAACCCAGGAACCTAAATCCCTGGGAAAAAACTTGATAACTTTTAATTTTTATCAAGAAATATTTTTAGAATCCTCCTGAGTCCATTCCAGCATTTTGAATTTGTTGTGCAAGTTTCATATCTTCAAGATCTCGTTGAGCTTTCTCTTTCATCATTCTCTCATTTGCAGCAATATCATCTTGTGATAATTTCATATATTTGTCAACAACAAATTTTGGTGCAAAGTAAGGAACATCAACGTCCATTCCTGTAGCATCTTTCTTCTTATCCATAATACCCATCATTGCTGTAGCAAAATCAACACGTTTCTGCATGATATCCATTTGTTTAAGTTCTTCAAATACGTTATCTTTATTAAATGTTAAGGATAATGTTGCTTTAAACAATTCATCTTCTGCAAGAGCAGGATATAAAAGACCCATTTGAATGTATAATGGCTTTAATAAGATTTCTTGAAATATAGATCTTAAACGGGTAACAAATTTAAAGAAACGAATTTCCTCACGATCTATCCCGTCAGCTTGAGCTTGAAATTGTCCGCCGCCGCTTCCTTTATCAAATCTTGAATATGGAATTTTTGAATCCTCCATAACTTTATCTTTAAAGTATTTTAGAGCATCAGTATCACTTAAGTCAAAACCATCACCACCCATTACACTAATATCAGGTTGTTCACCATTTTTAGACGGAAATAAGTAGTTTTTATAAAATTGCATTGCCGGTGCACCATTAACACTTAGCTCACCTGAATCTTGGTCAAGACTAATATCTTCTTTATAAATATTAATCATTTCTGCTAGAGATTCTTTTGCCTTTTGTGGAGATTTTGTACCAATAGGAACAACCATTTTTAAACGAAATGATGAGTTCATGATATTCCAAATAATTCTGGAGTTCTCCATGATTCTTAATAAGTTAAATGAACGAACCATTCTTTCAACATATGATACACGACCAGTAAAGTTACCTTTTGCATAAGATATGTAAATAATTTGAGTATCAAGAAGAACTCTTTTCATTGACGGAATATCTTCATATTGTACCCATATTTTTTTATAAGTACCGTCACCTGTTTTTTCAACACCAGGTCTTAATGAAATTGGGTCAAGTTCTTTAAAACCTACAATGTTTTTACCATCAGGGTCATAAATAATTTCAAAAGCAATAAAGCCATCAATTAATAATTGTCTAAAATATGCCCACCCATCATGTCCTTCTGTAAAATGAAAATGTGAATATACTTTTTTGTATTGTGTATTAATGTCAGTTACAATTTCCTCCATCATATCAGGAGAAAGAATTTCTTTAACTCGAGAAACATCAACTTGAGCAAAATAGTTTGAATCATCATACACAATTGCTTCATCAGCAATAGTATCAATAATAAATTCTATCTCAGGGTTCATTGCAAATTTTCTTAAATAATCTCTACGAGCTTTGTAGTCTTTATCAAAGAAAGCAATAAATTTTTTCTGTCCAACATCAGACAGTGCTAATGAGTATAAAAATTCTTCAGGTAAATATCCTTGGTTACCAAATTCAGCTTCAGTAACACCAATTGCACGAGATTGTTTTACAACCATATCTTCGTATCGCATTCCTAAGCTTGCTAAGTTTTTTAAACTTTTAGATATTTGCCCAAATATGGGATTGACACCTATTCTATCAATAAAGCCTGCCATAATTTAATTTTGTTTTATATATTTTACCTAGGTTTTAAGTATTTTTTCTGAGCATCTTTTGCTCGTTTTTTATCAACTTTTTCCTTATTCAGTTCTCCTTTAATTTTTAAGTATTCTGACCATATTTGTCCTGGTCCTTTTCCTTTAAATTCTTTAGGGACAAAATACGGAATCATTTCCCAATCCTCTAATTCAATTATAACAGGTTGTGTAATACGTTTTATGATATAATTGCGATATGCAAATTGATAACCTATTTTTGCTTGTTGATTAAATATTTTAAGAGTAAAGTACCAATCAGTTAAATATTTCCAAGCACTTCTTAATATGCCTGGCTGATCTTTATTAACTTTCTTTTCAGCTTCTTGAAGATCATGTTGATATGTTCTATAAAAATATTCAAGTGTTTGAACTCTTGCAAATTCAGGTAAAAAGTTTAGATTTAATCCTTGGACTATCATATTGCCACTTTTTGATATAAATTGGCTATGAACAAGAACCATAGGACGGGTATCATAATAATCAAGATAGTCCTTGTATAAAGGATCATACTTCCATGTATAAATACGACCAGGAATAAAAGTCTTTAATTTTTTTACATTTAGTCTTTCATTAGTTTCAAGAAAATCATATTCTTGCCATGGCTTTTTAAAATACTTTTCATTAAAAAATTTATAAGCATCTTTTCTTAAAGCGCCTTTATGTTCAGTTTTTTTATAAATTTCTAAAGGACTAATCATTTTTCTTTTCTACTTTGAATAGAAAGTCTTCAGTTACAACAATAAATTTATAACCTCTACTTTCCGCGAATACTTTAGCGGCTTCAAACTTTGCTCTGTTAGTAATGAAAGTTTTAAGTGCGTAGTTGTAACTTTTGAGTTTTTTTGTTGTTAAGTTTTTACCTTCTAATATAGGCATTTCTAGCGAAGCTTTTGGTTTAACTTCAACAAAACAATCAATAGGTTTATCACCTTCCATTATTCTCATGTAAAAGTCAACATAATAAGTATGTTCTTTATGATCTATTGGACTTATGTATTTAATACCAACGGGTTCTGAAGACCATTTTGGTACTGATAACGATGTATCGCAATATCTACAAAAACGATGTTCCCATGACGAGCGGTATATTATTTTTTTCTGGTCACCAATATATTTTTCAGGATTAGTTAACTTATAATATCCTTGCTTATAACCGCTCTTATATGTTGGTTTGTTTGACTTAATATCACTCATTATCAACTTATTTAAAAACTATAAAGATTTTCATTACTTAATGATACTTTATTAGACGAACTTATAGGATGTAATTTTCTCCAGCCTTTAGCAAAGCCGTTTTTAATCATTTGTGTATAATACGCAAATGGGTATTTTGATTTGTCAGGATTAAAACTTCGCCAATACTTTACTACATCCATCAACGCAAATGCAATACAATCTTTACGATCTTCTTCGTCTTTATATTTTAATTTTTTAGATGCCTCTTGAGCCATAAGCTGAAACATTTCTATGGCTCTTCGAGTCAATTCATCTTTTTCTTTTGAAAGTAATATTTCTTTTCGGAATTCTTCCGGGTCTACATAATTTGCCATTTTCTTAATTTGTGTTTACACCACTTGTTTTATCTTGTTCAGACTGGAGGCTATTAACGTAAGCTTTTAATTCATCAACACAAATACCAATAGGATCTGTTGAAATATTGGAGTTTTCCTCTACTGTAGATTTTATTTCGCCAAGAGCTGTAATAACTTGATTTACAGTATCTTTTAGTTTTTCTACTATGCCCGTTAATTCATCTGGTTTGTTTTCACCAGTCTTAGGATTATTTTCAGTATCCTTTTCAGATTTATATACACCAATTTCATTTAGTTCTGAGCTATTAGCTTTTTTTTTCTCGCTATCTAAACTAAAATTAGCCTCCTTCAGCCCAACAGTAGCACCATCACCTTGAGTGTGTATTTCAAGATCATTGCCCGGTTGAGCCTCGGAGGCTTTTTTAATAACTTTTATATCACGAGGGTAAACAGTTTCAGTTGTTCCGTCTTCGTGTTTAATAACAATTGATTTATCAGAAGGGTTAGTCCCTATTACTGTAGCTTTTTTTTTTCGTGTTCCACTTCATCACCTACAGAAGCGCCTTCAGTAATATGTGTTAATGAATTAATTTTGTTTTTAACATCGTAATATTCATTTTTAACATTAGCAATTTCTTCATCAATTGCTTCAACTAAAGATTTAACTTCTTCAGATTCACGAATTGCTTCATCTGATATAGAAGTTAATTGATTTCTTTTTTCTTCAAGGTAATTAATTGCTTCTAAAATTTCAGATTTTTTATTTTCTAATTCTTTAAGTTCTTTTTCCTCAACTTTTAAATAGTCAACAAACGTTTCTCCTAAATCATATTTAGCAAATTCTAACACCATGTTACGACTTTGTGTTGCATTACAATCAGAATAGAATTTTTCTTCATTCATAATTGTATCAACAGTATTAATATAAGTCTTTTCATTTAATTTAAAGATATCAGCTCTACGTGATGGAATACCTTTTGGGTAAAGAGATTTAGCAAAATCTAATTCAAATATAACATCCCAGCTTTCAATGATTTTATTAACTGCTGTAATAACATCTTTTTCTTCAAAACGGAAAATACCTGAGTTTAAGTAAACAGAATGGAATTCATTAATAGTAACTTTTTTGTTGTTAACATAAATGTTTAATCCATCAGCTTCTTCAACCAATTCAACTTTTTTATCTCTACTGTAGATTTTCATTTTATTTTCAGAGATCTCAACATTTGGTTGAGTTAAATAAGAAGAAACAAAAGTAAATGCTTCAGGTAAAGATTTAACTTCTTCAGCATTTAAAGGTCTCATGTTTGATCCGCTTTTAATATAAGCTTTACCATGAACAGCAAATATTTCTGAATTCTCTTGAACGATTATTGGTGAAAATATTTTACCAACAATTGCATCATTGCTACCAGCTTTTAATTGAAAAGATCTTTCAGACTCAAGAACAACATTATACAATTTTTTAATGTTTACATCATATGTAAATTTGTTTAATGTTTCTAAAAGTGAAGCACGATTTTCAGAAGTTCTATAATTTAAGTAATTTTCAAGAACTTTCTCAATACCTACATATAAGAAGTTTGATCTTGAATTTTTAGCTTCATCAACTGCTTTATAGATTTTAATGTCTTCTTCAAACTTTTTAAAGTTTGTTTCTAACACAGTAAGATTTTCATTAACAGTTGGATCCCATGTATATGGTTTAAGTACATCAATAACTTTTTCAACTACAGCCCATTCTGGAGCGTTGTTAAATACATTAAGTTTTTCTACAATGTATAAAAAAGTTGGGTGTTTAACTAAATCAGATTCTTTTACAGCATTCAAGATATTTTTAACACCTAAGTTATTCATTCCTTGCAATCTCTTTTCTATAGTTAAGAAATTAGAAACACTGTTATCATCAATATTTTCCAACTTTGAAATGATAGATTCTGCAATTGCGGAATCAACTTGTTCAGCTGCAACAGCTGTTAAGTTAAAGTTAGCATATTCACTGTATTGCTTTAATGCTTCATTACATGCATCTTTAGCCTCAAGTGAAGTTGTTGAAGAAACTAGTCCTTCAATTCTTTGTTTCAAGTTTGACATCTTTTGGAAATTTTTTTCTTATTTTATATATCTTATTCTTTTTTAGGATTTTTATCACTGTATAATGATTTTTCCTACAGTTTTTGATACGAATATTTTGCCTCCTGTTATTTGTAAATTAGACGGTATATTTATCTCAATTGAATTCGTTGCTAAATTAATTGAAACAATTTCAGAATTTATTACAATTCCGCCGCCATTTATACTTAATCCTGTTAGTAATCCACGATTAACTAATTCATTAACAGTAGGATTAATATTAGTTATAGTTGTTGTTCCATTCGTATCACCTGTAAATGTTATTTCATCATCAAATACTTGATATGTACTTTCAGAATTGCTATCTTGGATTTTAAATTCAATTTCATTAATAAGTGAAGGTACAAATCCGCTACCTGGTGATACTATATTTACATTTGCGATCTCACCTGAATTTACAGTTTGTATTTGTATAACAGGTTCTGTATAATCTGCAGGTAATGTTGTTGGTTTTGGGTAAAGTTCAACAGAAACCATATCAGAATTTTTATAAACTAAGCCTGAATTAAATATGATAATTTGGTCAACTTCACCTAAAGAATTTATAACAGCTCTAAGTTTAGAACCTCTACCGCTTTCAGATACGGCATACGCTTTTTGAGGTTCTGACGTTATTTCATTACCATCAACATCAAAAAAAGGAACTTCCCAATTAAAATACCCTGCATTTGTCATGTTCATAGCAATAGGAATCCAATTCTCTGAACCTTTAATTCTATAATATAAATTTACCCTAAGAATAGGACCAGTGTTGGACCAAGTTATAGGAATAATTCCACCACAAAAATACTTTTCTCCTGATGTAGGAGTTATAAATTTAAAACGAGGAGTTGCATAAGCCTCAGACCAGGTTTCTTGTAATGATGCTGCATTATTACCTAAGTTCATTCGGTTAGAATTACTTCTTTCAGTTGTAGGATCAGTTACAGGATAATATGTTTCCAATTCAAGATCAAAGTTTAACATTATCTTTGTATTTGACTGATATGTATATTCAAATGTGCGTTCAAGACCATAATCTTCAGCAAATCCTACTTGGCATGGCACTCTAAAACCTCTAAAGTTAACTGAAAACACTTGAGTTTTATAAAATGTTTCCATGATTGCTTGTTCAATCTTGAAAGCATCTAGGTTAGTATCAGCTTCAATTTCAACACTAAAAGTCATTGTGATAGGTAATGAATTTATGTATGAATTAAATTGTTGAAGCTGTCCATTAACTTCTTTAACATAAGTACCACGAACAAAACGATGTGTTAACTTACTTGTGTCAATTACTTTACTTTTTAATGTTACAACACCTCTAGGAATAACATCATAGTTACCGTCTGCATGCTTAGGGTTTATACAATCATTCCATTCAAGAAAATAATCTTGCATGAATCTTTCATCACCTCCTTGGTTGTAAAAAAATGGGACATACACAATGTTGATTGATGAATCTGATAATACATTCTCAAACATTATTTTGCCGTTAAGCAAATTTATCATTCCAACAATTACAGCTCTTGAATGAACATTGTCAGTATTGTATTTATGTAAAAATTCTCCCATGAATTATATATCATTCAATTTTATCTATACGAAGATTGGAAAAACCGTTATTTTTACCAATTTCAACTCGATAATCAAATATTTCAGTAGGTAATTGACTATGGTTAATTACAAAGATATTTACATTTAGTTCCCTACAAGAGTTTGATAGAACTTTTAAAATATGATAAATTCCATCGCTGTCAATTGAAGAAAAAATTTCATCAAGAAATATAAGGTTAACACCTGGAAATTTCATTTTCATTAAACGAATTAAAGCAATAAGAACAGCAAAATCAACTTTCTTTCTCTCTCCTGTACTTAATTGTTCAGCTGTTACTAAAAAACCTAATGTTTGTATTTCAGCTTCAAATTCTTCATTAAATGTTACACGATATTCCATGTTAAGATCATGTAAAACTTTTTTAATCTCTGCATTTAATATAGGTAATATTTTACGAATTGCTTCTAATTTAATACCTTTATCACCAAAGATCTCTTCAACTATTCGATAAAAATTTGCTTTCTTATCTTCATTATCTTTCTTTTGTGAAGCAGCTTTCTTTTTATCAATCGAGTCAGTGATGATATTTTGTAAACTTTGAGTTTGCATATCACTATCTGTGTTATCAATGTTATCAAGACTTATAAGTTCTTCATTAACCATTTTAAGCTGAGCTGTTGCAGTATATGTTTTAGTGTTTAAATCATCAAATAATTTTTTCAGTTCAGCTCGTTTATCTTTAATAATTGTTTGTTGCTCTTTAATGTTTTCAATTTCTGATTTAGCTGATTCATTACTTTTTAAATATTCGTCTAATAAATGTTTATGATAATCAGTTGTTAAGTCAGATTCACATGTAGGACATTTACCTTTCTCAAATAGATTAATTTTTTCGTTACGGTGACGACATTCAAGTTGAATATTTGAAAAAGTTTTATTCCAGGAATCAAGTGAATCACTAAGATCTTTATCCCTATCTTGTATCTTTTTTAAATTTTCTTTTGCTTTATCCATGAAGCCATTAAGCTTTTTAAGTTTTTCAGCAAGTACTTGTTTTCTTTCTTCACCAGCAATTTTTAGTTTTTCATTTAAAGAATCAAGTTCTTCATTTGATTTCTCAATTGATTTTTCAAGAACTGAAATTTCAGTTAACAGATTATCTGATTGTTCTTTAAGTATTTTTATCTGATACTTAACTTTCCATTTAATTGCTCCAATTATTTCTAATCCAAAAAGTCTATCAATGATCATTCGTTTATCATGTACTTTCATACTTAAAAAACTTTTAAAATCATTAATTGATAGACTTATCATATTATTAAAAACATAATAAGGAATTCCTAAAATTTCATCTTCAAGAAATTCTTGCATGTTTTTCTTTCCTGCCTGGTCATAAGGAACACCATTAACAAAAAGGTTAAAAATACCTGGAGCAATTCCTCTTTCAATTGTAACAATTGTTGTAGGATTTTTTTCAAGAACTATTTTAACATAAGCAGCTTTATTAAACCTATTAGGAATATCTCTTAGCGGTTTGTTATCAAGTTTACCATACAGTCCAAACTTGATAACATCGGATACCGTACTTTTACCTGCTCCATTTGATCCTACAACAAGATAAAAGTTTCCTTGTTGGTCATCAAATACAATCTTTTGCAAGTTGTTTCCGTATGATCCCATATTTCTAAATTCAACACTACGTATTTTCATAAGATCGTTTTTCTTCCATTTCTTTTGAAGCTTCGTGATACATACGAACACTAACCTCTTTTAGTTTTGATTTAATTTGGTCAGTGTATGCTAATTTATCAACATAGTTTTCAATCATTTTAATTAAACTAATTTCTTCCCCAATTGAACTATCATATTGTTCTTCGCCATCATCAGTTGCGTCTTCTGATATAATAACGTGATTAATTCTACGATATCCTGTAAAATTTTCAATGAATTGCCCAAACGGAAATTTTAATGACCATTGTGGCGTTATCAAGACATCAACAAAGTTATTATTGAATAATTCTTGTAGTTCATCAAGACTACGTTCAAGAATCCATTCTAATCGGTATCTTAAAAATTTTGGTGATACTGTATTTTCCCAACATTGTTCTTCATCAGTTTCTAAATCAAGCAACCAGATTGCTTTAGTATTTCCACTATCAGATCGTGTTAACTCATAAGGAGTGCCTAACATTCTAACATTTTTATACTTTTGTGCAAAATGTATATGTCCTGAATAAACTCGATGAAACCCACTAAAACATTCAACTTCTGTACCTTCTTCAATTTTTACATAACGGTTAAAAGCAACACCTTTAACATCGCTATGACAAAACATTACATCAGCTGAATTAGCAGGATCTTGAATTATGTTTCGGAATTCATCATGTTCTTCAACCCAAGGTAAAAAGAATAGTTTCTTACCTGTTTCAATTGACTGCATCATTTGTGGACTTTCAAACACATGTAAGTTTGGCAAATGTTTAAACAGTTTCATTGAGTTAATCTCGTTTGAGTACTTCATGAAAATGTCATGATTGCCAATAATTGAATATACAGGTAAGATCTCTGATAGTTCTTCCATCAGTTCTAAACCTTTATTCATTACATAAAGATTAATTGACTGTCTTGAGTCAAATGTATCACCACAATGTACCAAAATGTCTCCAGGACGATATTCCGATCTAATTAATGGGAATAGTTGAGTTTTAAAGAAATTTTCAATGATATCCATCCACTCTCGTGAATTGCTCCTAACACCAAAATGTGTATCGGTTATCATCCAAATTCTTTTTACATGTTGGTTTATAATCATATTAAAATAGTCTTTTAATTTTTCGTTTTTTAAAGATGCCGTATTTATTATCCATCTCTCTTAAAATCTTTTCTTTATAAACAGGGCCTAATTCTCTGTATAAATCATCATATGAAATATTCATAAATTCTGCTACATTAATAAACTTTTCAACAATTGTAACTTCAGATGTTTCAGGAATTCGTTCGTCAAAATAATAATAAAGATTAGCTATTTCGCTTTTCGGAACTTTTTTATTTTTTAAGTATTCTTCATAATATTTTGATTCTACAAAAATTTTATAAATGTCTTCTTGTAATTGTCTTTCATTATATTCTTCAAATACATCATCTGTTGATGTTAAGTCAGAAACAATATTCATTTTACCGAATGCTTCATACTCAACTTCACCTGAATTAAACTTGTTATTAAATATTTTATCTTCTTTCATTAGTCGTTTATTATTTGTGAATCAGGATCTTCAACGATTCTCATTAAATCATAATTAATCAAGAATTTCTTTCTTGAATTTTTATAACCGTCATCACGGTTAGCAATTAATTTTAACATATATTCTCGATTTGCGTGCATCATCTCATCTTGTATAATACCAAACATAGCATCAACAGTATGCCCTAATGCTGCAGATTCCGAAATGTTAGTTGCATTCAAATCTGTACTTCCAAATCCACTTCGGTTAACTTGCGTTGCAGTTACAATACACCATTCATTTCTCATTGCCATTGCTCGTAAGTCTTCAGCAATTTGTTTAATTTTCATGTATGTATTTTCGGAATTAGGATTTCTCCAGTTTTTCAAAATGTTGATGTAGTCAAGAACAATTACCTTAAATTTCATACCTTTAAGTTCTTCCATTTTCTTTAACCACATTTCAATATCAGGAACACCTGCGGCGGATGTCGGGAATTCTTTTACATAAATTTTACCAGGAACTTGTAAACTATCATAACCAAGATTGCTTAATCTTTTCTTTAAACCAATTTGGTCATCAGCAACAGCGCCATATTCTTTCATTGTTACGCCTAAAAGATTTGCTCCTAGACGTTTAATTACTTTTCGGTCCCTCATCTCCAATGATATAACTGCTGTGTTATATCCCATCTTTACGCTATTAGCAGCAAGGTTAGCAAGCCAGATTGACTTACCGATTTTCATTTCACCAATAAAACAAAACAATGCTTTTGAGTAAAACCCACCGCCTAATACCAAGTCAATATATTCATAGCCTGAACTGAATGTATCAGTTGTTGGTTGTAAGTGAGATTCAGGATTAAAGAAGTCAAGTCCTTCATCAAATCCAAATTGAATATTATTGCGATCATTGATAATAGCTTTTGCAGTTTGTACTACATTGCTGATATTTTCTTGGTCAATTTTTGTAGTCTTTAAATATGATATCAGATCATACACAGATAGGTCAAGGTTCTTATATTCAATCCAAGCATACGCAGATTCTCTTAACCATTCAGGCTCATAACTTTTTAAGTTAGTTTCAAAAATCAAATCTAACTTATCAGATGAGAGTTCATCGGCCCAGCCTTTTGCCTTTGCATTTTCAACAAGTTGTTGTTTTGTTGGTGAAGAACCGTATCTACTAATAAATTCGGTTGAGAGTTCATATACTTTTTTCAAATCCTCAGACTCAAAAAAACGTGGCTTAACAATATTTGTCAGCTCACGTTGTTCCATCAAGTAGTGATAGAATATTTTTTCTAAATGTGACGCTATCATATTTTATTTTATTTTATACATTAATCTGTAAATAGTTTACATCCAAGAATGTGATGTTACTCTGTATGAATTACCACTTGTTTTGGTAATCTTAACATCTCGTGAATCAGCATCGTATGCCAATTCGTCTAAAAAATCTCGAGCATCTTGTATAATGCCTAAATGATGTTTCATAGTAGGCCAAACTCTTTCAGCTGTAAAATCTTTTTCAAGTAATTCTTTATCGTCAAGAGTTGTTATTAAAATGTATTCGAGATCTTGTTGACTAGGATAACCGGGAAGCTCTTGATAAATCTCAAGAGCATATTTCACCGGTAATTTTTTTCTATTAATCCTCATTTTCAATTTCTAATTCTAATCCATCTGCGATCTCACTAAGATCATCAAGTGACCCGATGTTAGGTAACATAAACATTGGTTTAATTACGTTTTCATCAAGATAAGTTAAAACTTCTTGAGTAATAACTTTCTTAGTAAACAATTCAGAAGGCGGAACGTTAGCGCCTAAATGACGAACTGCAATAGATCTTGCAGTTGGTTTATCTTCAAAGTATAAAACTTGTTCAACACCGTTATCATCAACAGTTGTGAATCTTGTTTTGATTCCTTTTTCGTAACCTTCTGTTCCTTCTTTGTAGGCTTTTAAGAATTCTTTTTCTGTTAGGATTTTACCTCTTTGAATTCCACAAGATTCCCAATTAATGAATTCCTCAAGACCTACGTAACGGTTCATACCGCGGTAGAAACTGATGTGGAATTTAATAGGAAGCGGACGAGCAAAACGATTCTTTGCAGGTTTAGATGTAACAATGATTCCTGTTTTCATTGCGAATCCGTTAGATCCTGTTTCACCTTCTTTTAACCCAGCTTTTGATAATTGTAAGATAACAGAAGCATTGTAGATTGCTCCACCTCCACCAGATATAGTTTGCCCTGGTATGAATGATCCAATAGAGTTGTGCATGATTACACCGTCCTTAGATATGTAATGATGTGCATCTTTTACTTCAATGTCATAGACGGTATTTAATTCGCCTTGTTCTTTTTTAAGTAATTTGAGTTTTTTCATATTCGTTTATTTTGTTTTTTTAATTCTTTAATTGTTAATGTATCTTTAGCGCCATCATTTATTAGTTCGTTACATTCGTTACATATGTTCATTTCTGTTATGCCGTTGACTATATAAATTAACCTGGTTTTAATATTAGTGTCTTGTATGCAGAAGGAAGTATCATCAATTATAAATTTATGCAAATCACTTCTTTTATACAATTCCTTATAAACGTTTCCCATATTACATGTGCCAATATTGTTTATAACAATAATTTTCCAATTAGATTCTGTTATGTGAAGTTTCATGTTGTTTTATTTTATATCTCCATGAAACTTCACAAATCATACATTACTGCAAGACGGGTATTTCACTATGTGTTATTACTTCAGATCCTTCTTGCAACTCATCAGCAGTTATCCATGATGATTCTAATGTATAATCTTCATCAATTAAAAATTTGTGTAAGGGTGAACATTCAATTACAACACCATCTTCAAATGTTAATTTAATTGTTCTAGTCTTATCATACTTAAAAGTATCTGTTACAGGTTGTTCACCTTCTAATGTCATTACAACATCATTAATTTTAATTTGCTGTAAATCCTTAAAAGTACCATCTCCCATTAAAACTGGTGTATCACCTAAAGCACAAGCATAAGTATGGTTCGTAAAGATAAAAGGAATTTTAAACTCAGCAAGATCCGTAGTAATTACACGGAATAATGATCTTAAATCTTGTTGCTTTGTCATATCCTTTTTCTCAGAACCACTAGCAGCATCTGCTCTTTCTTTTGTTGTAGCCAAGTTACCAAGTGAGTCAAGAACCAACATTAATTTTGGAAGTTCAACTCCTTTTTCTTTTTGCTTACGTAAGATGTCAGTTAAGTTTGATACAAAGTGTCGAACTTCAAGTGAAGTACTTACAGGTTGGTAACGAACAAGATCAGGGTCAAGTCCGAAGTTTCTCATGATCTCTTCATCAACCGCAGCCTCAGAATCACAATAGATTATTTGATAACCCATCTTTTGTGCTTCGCGACAAATGTTTAATGTAAGGAATGTTTTACCAGTGTTGTGCGATGAAAAACCATCACCTGCCCAATATCTGTGGTTTTCATGTAAAACTTCCCAATCATATACTTCTTCAGGATTTAATTTATCAATGTTAGATACTTTAAAAAAACCATTAATTGTTAAGATGTTATGTTTTTTTGTTATATCTTTTGCTAGAACCCAACCATTTTCAGTTTCATATAAATGATCCGCTGATGATTTGCATTGCATACCGTTTGATAATGATATATGAAAAATGTCTCTAGGTGATTTAATATAAAAATCACCAATGGATTGAAACCCATCAGGTGAACTTATTAAAATGTGTGAGTTTTCTAACTTAACAAGATCACCAGCTTCTATTTGAATTAGATTATTTAATACATGATTATTAAATTTTAATAATATTTCTTCGTCACATAGGGATGAAATATTTTCGTTAGGATAATAAAATGTTAATTCATTAACAATATCATCTAAACTAACCATTGCTGGTGTTTGTGTTTGTAATTCTATCATTTATTTTGTTTTTAATTATATACACTAATTCTTTTTTTGTTTTATCAAGGTTTGATTCATAATCCCATATTACAATATATGTAAAATTATTACGTTCTGCTATGTCTTTCTTCAAATTATCTTTTGCTAATGAATCACTATATGTGTATAATTTATTAGGCCAACTATCCGATGATTTTAATTCATTTGCGTGCCAGTAGCTGCCATTATATTCAATAATTATTTTCAGTGATGGTATGCAAAAATCATAAAAATATATACGTTTTGTTGCGTTATCATATATGTAATATTCAGAAGGACCAAATTTATAATCTAATTCTAAATTTAATTCTGTTATAAGTTTATTAAAAAATATATATGATTCATTAGAATAAAAAAACTTCTTAGATAAACGTTTTTTTGTTATATCGTTACGTTCTTTTGTTGTTTTATTATTCCAGTTATCTTTAAATTTTTTAATTCTATTATTATATTTAAGTAAACCTTTATCTGGACCATATCTTTTAATAAAACTCTCTAGTGAACATGTATTTTGTCTATTACTTAATGATTCTTTTGCTTCTTCTAAAGAAAGTCCTTTTTCTAAATAATACGAAAGTTCCCTGTTACCAAAGGGCTTATTTAATTTTTTATATAGTTCTGATTTTGTTTTACCGCCTTTAGATGCTCTATCAAATAACTTTTTTTTTGCTTCGTCTAAAGTTAAGCCATATTTTTTTGATATAAATAAAGGATCAGATGATCTAGCTTTTTTCTTATTTATTTCTAATATTTCATCGTTAGATTTATTTTTTAGCGTATTTTGTATTTTTTTAGCAATATCTTTATTACAAGTAGATTGTCTTTTTTTAATCTTATTTATTGCTTCATTAATACACCAACCTCTATCTAACCAATATTCAATATTAAGATTTGTTTTAGAAAAAAAACCAATACTTGATAATTTCAAATTCCTATTTGATAAAATTTGTAAAGAATCGTAATTCGTTAAATATTTATGATACATTTTTTTAATATCATATAAATTTACATCTGGATTAAAATTAGGGACGTTATCAATAGAAGCTTTAATAAATTCTTCTATTGATAACATATTATCCCTAAAAATACTTAGGCTATTTGTCTTGTGTAATTGTTTTTCTGACATCGAAAGTTTTTGTTTTAAATATGTATACATTAACTTTCTCGTTTTTTTGTAAACAACCTGATTCTCCGGCAAGACATACTGAACGAGAGTTCGGAATTCCGCCAAATAGAGATCCTGTAAGTTGAGCATTTAACAAGTAATTACCTGTATCAATATACTCGTCAATTTTAGAAAATGCGTTCTGTGTGATAATTGAGCCTTTCGGATTTACTTTGGATAATTGCGCATCAAGTTCATTAAATGAAAATTGTTTTGCCATTGTGTTTTATTTTATTTTTTGTAGTTCTTTGATTGTAAGTTGAATATCTGTGATAATCGAATACAATTCGTTAGTTGCTTTTTCAGAATACGAATCCTTAGCAAGTTGTAAGGATTCGTTTAATTTTTCATCAAGCAATGTAAGTTTTGATACTTCTTTGATTGTTTTTGCCATGTTAAAATAGTTGTGTTCTTACAATTAATTCTGGTGATATTGGAGATAGACCTGTCGCAACAATGAATCGGTTCAGTGGGTCAATCATACATTTCGCAAATTGCATATCATAGTCAACAGCTGGTGCAAGTTCAATAGGATAGTTACCTGGGAGATATGCAAATACATTTTCACCTTCTCCTTCAACTTTTGCATAATAATAACGAACTTTATCACCACTTTTAATTAACTGATACTTTTCTTTCCACTTACTATTATTCATTAAATAGTTATGATACCCAGCAGCACGAACATGCATTGGACAGTGGTCATTAAGTATTAATTTTTTACGATCTTCAGCAATTCCTTTTTCATAATCACTAATACCAGATGACATTGAAATGTTTTCAATATGATCAAGATTAAATGCAGCTTTTTCTTTTTTCAGCAAATCAGCAAACGATCTCATGTTTAAAGTTTTCTTTTCCTTAAATAATATTTTTAAGAAGTCAAGAAGTTTTTTACGAGCAAATGCTGGAGTAGAAGATTGTGCAATTTCAACACCGGTTGCTTTAAGTTTAGTTTGCGGTTCATAATAATATCCGTTACCTTTTCCACTTTTCCAACACATATCAAGTACATATTTCTTTTTCTTTAAAAAGATACCTGACCATGAAATTGTTTCCATTTCTAAATCTTGGATATTTTCAGTACCACCATTAGCAGCAAATGTTTCAAAGTTTTTAGATAAATATTCTTTTAATCTTAAACGGTAAATACCTAAGATTAATTCTCTTGGATCACCTGCCCAATCACAACCATTTACAATATCTTGGAATGTCATATAACATGAATCCGTATCTCCGTAAACTGTTACTTCACGGCCTATACGGTCAACTCGAGAGAGTCCAAGTTTTTGATGAACTTCTTTATCTCGATGCCAAAATTCCATGAAGTAACGGTTAATGATTTTTTGGGTGAACTTAATCATTTCTTGGCCTTGTAATGTAATTGCTTCAGCAACACGAACATTATAGCCAACAAAGTAAGGCGATGCAGTTGCACCATAAACAGAGTTAATGAAAATCTTAATTGCTTGTTCTTCGTTTTTCTTAAGATTCATTAAAAGAGTTAAGCGATTAATTTCTGCAGTGATTTCTTCCTTACTTGCGGTTTCGGGGTTTATCTTGCAGTGTTTCATATATCATTTTTTTTATCCATTTCCAATTTTTTTTGTCTTGGCGTTTCCCAGCCTTTTAATGTAGATTTTGTTTTATTAATTTTTTCTTCAGGATTATCTATCCCATACTTATTTAAAGAATATCTTATACGTTTTCCTGAACCCATATAGCCATCATCTAAATTTGACGTTGAATACAAACCGATGTAATACATATTTGTTATGTTACGCGTAGTTTTATATATGTAATGATAATCATGTTGTTTTCTTGGCGTTTGATGTATGTTTTATTTTATAAATCAAACACCAAGGTACATTTTGGACTAATCCGCTTTGCCTATTATCATTTTTGTATCAGTCTCAAGAGAATGAAAGATTAAACGGTCTTCATTCATATAAACCATTGTATCTTCTTTATCAACAAATACGAATTGTGATTTATAAACTGATAGCTCAAGATTTGCATCAGCATTATCAATTGATAATAAGTTTAATTCAAAAGATTTACCACTTGCATTCACGTTTCCGCCATTAACAGAAATAGTTAATAATTTTTGATCTGAGTCAATTTTTGTTAATGAATTAACACGAGCTTGAACTTCTTTTGTTAAAACAAAGTTAACTTCAGCAGAAGATGTATCAGCAATACGATCCATCATTTCATCAGTAATGTGCGTGAATAATCTTAAAGTAGCACATTGAAAAACAATCTTTAAGTTAAATCCTTGTAAAACAAGATCAGTTCCAACAATTCCTTCTGGAGTTTTTTCTAATTGAATTGTAAAGTTTAGGTCATTTTCATTAAAATGAGAGAATGAATTAATTAACTTGTCAACTGAATAAACACCAAAAATAATTGGTTCATCAACAGTTTCAATATTAAATACTCTACTTAATTCAATTTTTGAAGCTTTAACAACACTTCTTTCAGGTGTGTGAGTTTTTGCCTTTAAGTATCCGTCTTCAAGTTCAATAAGTAAGCTTCCAGAAATTGGTGAGAATCTTTTTAAGAAGTTAGTAAATTCTGTTGCATCTGTTAACTGCAACTTTAAAGTTTTAGTACCTTTACGTTCTAATGTTTCCATAGTTTATTTTATTTTTTGATTTTATTTTATATACTTATTTTTAAATTAGTTTTCATCTTCTTCATCATCGTCTTCTTCAAAAACAGAAGAGCCAAACACTTCAATACCGTCAATCTCTTCTTCTTCAGCAAATAAGTTGGTTGTTGAATTAGCACGATTTGTTGTTGCTCTTGTTAAAGATGTATCTGTCATTTTTTCAAAAGATTTAACAGCGACAGCTAATTCTTTTTTCTGAGCTGCTAATTCAACTGTTAATTTTTTAATCTTTTCACGTGTTCTCTGTAATTCATCATCAGATAGAGACTTTAAATAAATTGCATCAAGACGACGACGAACATTAGGGTAGCCAACTGTTAATTCTGTTAAGAAAGAATTAATTTCTTCATCAGTTCTCATTTTCTTGCCTTTTGTTTCAAGCATAAAAAGCAAATACTTTTCTTTAAATTTTTGGAATAAGAGTTCTTCATCAGTTACATTCATATAGTATGTTAACTTACGAACTCTCAAATCACCTAAACGATAACGGAAGTCATTAATGTAATCTTCAATTCTTTCATATTCAATAACCAAACCATCTTTAACAAAAATTGGTGTTTCTGTCACCAACATTTTTGTTGCTCGGTCGATTTCAATTACAAAAGATTCCCAGTCCTCCTTTGAACCTGTTAAAGTAACAGTCAAGTCAATTTCATTCAATGAATTATTAACTAAACGAACATTATATCCTGATATAATGCTGTCCAGTTTTTTCAAGAAGGACCCATATTTCATTAATGGTGGAAGTTCAACTATTCTTATAGTTTTTGTTTTTTGATTAATTTCAAGTCTACCTTCAATAAGCCAAGATTTATTCATTCCTTTATATCGGGAAACCTTGCATTTAGAACCTTTAAAGTAAGGTATAAGTTCAGTTATTTCGCCATTTAGGAACTTTTGTACATCAGACAAATTTCTGGGTAATACAGTTGATTTATATCCTACAGCAATACCAACGATTGTGTTTGTTAATCCTATAGGTAAATCAACCCATAACGGATCATAAGATCCTTCTTCATCACGTGTATTTAAAAAATTGTTTTTACGAATCATATCCGCAATTGTAGGATTAATCCGAATAGAAGTGTAACGAGGAGCAGCAGCTTCTTGTGTTACCGGTGATCCAAAAAATCCATCACCATTTAAAAGCTGTTCACTGTTACCAAAAGGTCGAGCAAGTCGATTAATTGCTTTTGATAAAGAAGCATCACCGTGGTGATAACCGTCGCTCATACAAGAACCAACAAGTGACATTGTTTTATTATAATTAGCTGGAGCATTTATCATAATAAAACGTTGAACATTTGTTAACGCATCATAAAAATTCGGTATCCCACGATTCTCCAAAACATATAAAGCGTAGTTTCTGAAGTTAGTATCAATTTGTCGAGAAATGTTTAAAGGATATGTTTTATGTTTCAAATTTTTAGTTTTTATAAGTTTAACCTTTATAATTTATATACATACATGATAAATAGTTTTATATAACAGTTTATAAAAATGAAGACTTATATGATATATGAAAAAGAATGTGTTTGTTGTAATAAACCATTTAATACAAAACATAAAAATACTAAAACGTGTTCAAGAAGTTGCACATCTAAATATAAATGGAGCGATCCATCATATAAAGAAAAAGTTAAATTAAGTATTCAAAATGCAGCAAAATCAAAAGAACGTAACGATAAAATTTCTGCTTTTCATAAAGAATACCAAAACAGAAAAGAGATTAAAGAAAAACATTCCAGTGATTTAATTAAAAGATGGTCGGATATCAATTACAAAGATAAAGTTTCAAAGAAAATAAAAGAAAAATATAGTGATGATAAGTTTAAAGAAAATCAGAAAAAAATAAATAAAGATATTGCAAATAGAAGTTATGTGAGAACGGCAAAAAAAGAAGCTATGCTTAAGATATGGGAAGATACTGAATATAAAAAACAAGCTAGCGCTAAACAAAAAGTATCACAGAATAGAAAAACTACAACAGAAAAACGTAGAAATTCAATGATTATAAAATGGTCAGATATTGAATATGCAAATGATCAGTTAAAAAATTCCTATGCTTATAAAGAATTTATTTTGCCTAGTGGAAAAATTGTTAAATTGCAAGGATACGAGCCTATTGTGTTAGCTGATCTTTTAAAAACATATGATGAAAACGATATTGTAATTTCAGTTAAAGATATTCATAATTGTATAGGCAAAATACATTACTTACATAATAATGTAAAACGATCTTATTATCCTGATTTTTACATAAAAAGTACAAACACTATAATTGAAGTTAAAAGCAAATACACATTTGAAAAACACAAAGAAAAAAATCTTTTAAAAGAAGCTGCGTGTAAGTCTGCGGGTTTAAATTTTTTATTCATAGTGTTATAAATTCTTGATTGTTATTAACAAAAAAAGGGTTGCCTAAGCAACCCTCATAAAAATAAGTTTTATGTTTTATTCGAAAGTATCTGTTAAAACATAAATAGTGTTTTTATCAGTACCCATGATAAAGTAAACTGCGTCAGTTTCTTCAGCTTCATATTCCATTCCACCTCCGTTTAAAACAACACCTTCTCTTTTACCAACTACTGTACATTTAACAGGTTTAGCATCACGAGATGTTTGTTTAACTTCAAGATCAATTTCGCCTTGAGAAACTTGAGATTTATTTGCGATAAAATCAAGCTCTACACCATTAGGAGCATACTCAAAAGTATCACCTTTTTTTGCGTTTTTAAAGAATTCTTTAAAAACTCTGTCATTTCCACCACCTATTGCAGCAGTAATGTCACCAAAGTTTTTAGCTTCATTTAAATAGGAAACAAAGCTCTCAAAAGTTTTTACGTATTTTTCCATTTTTTTTTATTATTTTTATTATATATATCCTGTAAGATTGTATAAAATGTTAGGATCTTCAATTTTAAAATTAGGTTCATCTTTCATAGTTAAAGATGCAAAATAAAAAGAAAGCTCCTGTATTTTTTTAATTCCGTATGGTGATAAATTAGCTATAGAATCTTCATAAATAAATTTATAGATTAAAGGAAGCATATTAGAAAATAGACCAGGCGTTGAGTTAGATTCAATAAACCAATGTTTACCGTTTTTATCAACTGCTATATCTAATCCCGAAACTTTTAATGTAGGATTTATTGCAAAGATTGTGTTAGCAATGTTATAACATTCTTGAATGTTAAGTTTATCATTATTTCTAGGGTCTATTTGAGTCCATGAAAAATCAGATTTCTCGCGATTCTTTAATGTTTTAAATTTCATGCCATCGCCTTCAGCCTCATTCATTCTTAATTCTTTTGCTTTATCATTTTCAGGGTCTCTGCGAAAAACGGCTAGCATTGTTAAGCCTTCTCTCCCACAAAAGAAAACTATACGATATTCTTCATCAATTTCAATTTGTTCTTGAAAGATTGTAAAGCCATCACCTAATGATTTAAGTGTTTTCTTATTCTTTACTTTTTCAACACCTCTAGATTGAAATGTATTTGATGCTTTAGCAATAACAGGAAACTTTAATTTTTTATAAGCTTCTTCTTTTGTAAAATATGTTTCTGGTATATAAGAAAACCCAATCTTTTTTAATATCTTTAAAGTATCAATTTTACTTACAATTATGCCATGTGGTGAATTATAAACTGAAGTGTTTAATTGTATTTTAGAAATAGCTTCACTTACGCCGTACTTTTCTAATAGGGATGATCTATCCCATAATAGAATTGGGTTAGTTTGTAATAAATGGTCAGCTAGAAAAGCATCAGGATCATCACAATACAAAAATAATTTACTTATCTCTGATTGAACTTCCTGCTTTTCCTCCATAGGCATAGTTGAAAAAAGGACCACCTTTTGTAAATATGGTGATCCGTTTATACTTGCTTTAATAAATTTATCGTATGAATCTTGAATAGACATCATTACTTTAATGTCAATAAATATTTAAGCTTCATCAAATCAGCTCTAATTTCATCACGAATATTTGCTAATTCGCTATCTTGTTCAGCCATAAATGCGGATGTCATAAAATCGTCCATGCCTTCAATAAAAGCATCAATTTTAAGATTATCATAATCTGCATATGAAATTTGTTTAACTCCACCAAATTTAAGTCTTTGGTATTTACCGCTATAAACCTCAACAAGACGGTCGAATCTATCATATAAGTCATCTAAGATTGTATCAAATGCCATGTGTTCAGCAAATGATTCGGTTTGCCAGTGAAGGATTTTTAGTTGTCCTTGTATTTGGATGATGTTTCCTAACAATTCTTTTTCCATGTTTTATGTTTTATTTCAATTTTTTTCTACCCAGTCTAGAAAGATTTCAATTTTTCTTATTGCGTAAATTGCAAGATGTTTACGATATTCAACAATATCAGAAGATCTTTCAGGAGAATCAATAATTGACTGTCTCCAAGCATTTGACGCATCAAGTCCAAATATTGGAAGTTCTCGAGCATCTTTTAATAAGCTTCTAATTTTATTATCATTTTTAGCATTAACTGCATCACGTAATTCATCAAGAAGATCAGCATATACATCTGATCTTGTTATTTCGCACATCCAATTTTCACCTTCAGGGTCAGCAAATATTTTAGCTTTGCCTTCTTCATATTCAAAAGGAATTGGAGATGTTAAATCTCTGCCTCCTTCAGCAAGCCATCGCTCGTAAAGTTTTATCATTGATATGAGGGAATTTTAAAATTTATATATCATTTTAAATTTTACCCTCTAACCATCTCTTGCGACGATCAGCAGATTTACCAAATGCAATGTCAATGTATTTTGCAGCTGAACGGTCAACTCTTACTTTAAACATTTTACGTTCTTTCATAACAACTTCCCAATCTTCAATACTTAAAGATCCTAATCCTTTTAAGTAACGAACATTTTTATAAGCAGTTCCCTTTCCTTGAAATTCCGCCCATTCTTCAAGAGAATAATAATATGTTCTTTTGCCACCTACTTCAGCGGACACTAAAGGAATAATAAGGATATGTAAACGGCCTTGTTCAATAACCTGTGGAAACCATTTATAAAATAGATTAATCACTAGAGATGCAATGTGACCAATGCCATCAGGGTCCCAGTCAGTTGATATGACAATATTTGAGAATGCACATTTACTGCCATCTCTAGGTTCAAGATTTAAGATATTCATTAAATCAATGATCTCAGTATTTGAACTTAAATCACTTAATGTTTTTGCGTTTTTGATTTTACCTTTTAACGTATAGACACCATCAATTCTCGGATCGCGTTTTTGTAAAATGGAACCACGAGCAGAATTACCCTCAACGATAAAGAGGGATCCTTTACTTTGTGAAGGCGGGAAATACTTATCACTAATTACTTTTGCAGCTTTCTTTTTCTTATTCTTGATTTCATTCAAGTCTTGTTTTTGGTTTCTTTCCTCAATTGCTTTTCTTACATCATCATAGAATTGTGAACGAACAATTGCAGGTTTAAGTTTCTTAAAGAATTCTTTTTCAAGAAGAGGCTGGATTTCCCAACGGCCAGCTGCATATTTTGTTTTATTTTGGTCACCGAAACGAACAAGCTTTGGTGGAACATTTAAAATAATTAATGATTCGTAAAAGTGATGCGCATATTGGTAATTAAAGATATCATTTATCCAATCTACAAAAACTTTTTGATGAATTCCTGAACATTGTGCACCGTTAATAAATGATACGCTAGTTGCATCATCAAAACGTTTCCAAACGGCAACCATTCCAATTTTTGATTGAATGACAACTGCGTCTTCAGGAATGAACGGTAATGATAAGTCAAGTTTAACATCATCAAAGTAAAACTCAATCTCCAAGTTTGAAATTACAGGATCTTGTTTTTTCAAGAACTCGCGGAAGATAAACATTGTATGCAAATATTCTTTATCCCAAGTACAGCCTTTAAAGATATCCTTACGAGGAATATAAGTAACAGTTGTTCCTGTTGCTAATTTCTTATTTCGTTTTTCAATAAGTTCATCAGTTTTTTCAAATCGTTTCCATTCTACACCAAATGAGATATCACTGTTAATTGTAAGAACACTAAACTCATCAGATAACATATTTACAAGAGCGGCGCCTACACCGTTAGTTCCAATAAGGGATTCTTCAGATGATTCATTATAAAAGTTTGAACCTGCTCGTAACATTGACATTGCAGTTTCAACATTTGACTGTCCTGTTTTAGGGTTTACTTTTTCAGCATTAACAAATCCGCCTCCAGTATCAGTAACTTTTACGGCATTTGTTTTTGAGTCAATCTTAACAGTAATTTTTGGCATCTCGCCTTTCATTCGTTTTGCTTCATCAAAAGCATTATCAACGATTTCATTTAACATTTTGTAGAAACCTACAGAAATGATTTTTGTTTTTTCAACAAGTTTCCCGTCTTCTACAATCTGAACTTTTTCTTCAGATTTTTCAACGCTGCCTATGTACATAGTAGGTCTTAACAAACAATGTTCAAAATCACTTAATGCAATAACTTCTTTGTTATTATAAGTTTTATTTTTTTCCTTTTCAAGTTCTTTAGGATCTTTAGTCATAACGTTATAAAATTTATATAGTTATTATATTCATGTGTTAGTTTTTTAGTTTTAAAAAATATAATGAAGATGAAATAATTATTTCAAATAAAGACATATTTAATGTATGTGGTAGTTTTGAATATAATCAAAATAAAAAACTTCATAGATATTATCCTGACATTTATATTCCATCAGAAAATAAAATAATTGAAGTAAAATCCATAAGAACTTATGAAGTTCAAAAAGTTAAGAATTTATTAAAACGAGATTCTGTTCTTACTAAAGGTTTTTTATTTGAATTTTGGGTGTATGATAACTTTGGCAAAAATATAATCAGATAGAGCTACGATGTCTTTATTTGCCTTTTCAGCAACTGCTTCTTTTGCCATACTTTACTTTGTGCCATTTAGATTCTTTTAGATGAACTTTATTATTTTTTTATAGATTATATAATCAAGATGTAAAAAGTTCTGTAGATGCAATAAATATGAATTAGATCTCAGAATACAGCATGATAGAAACACCTTTTGTTTTTGCAGTTTTAATTTTTGAACTTGTAGATGTTAAACTGTCAGTAAATAAAATTTTAGCATCCTTTAATCCAGTGTGATGATATCCTTTTGATTTTGCGTATGCAATAAATTCTTCTTTTGTTTTATATCCAAAAGATTTTGGACTTCCTGTTAGTTCAAATCCGATTGAATTATCTGAGATGATTTCGGGCATTGTGATTTCAACAAATTGTGATAATTCAGCAATTGCAGATTCATACAGAGCACGTTTTGGTCCGCCTTCATCAAATCCTGCGATTACTGATTTTGTTAAACCATGAAACGAATATTTTGCGCCAGATAAGTAATTGCCAATTTGATGTGAGATTGTATTACCCATTCCGTCAATTCCTAGCATTCTTAATACATCAGCAGGTTTAAGTTCAGTAATAAGTTTGATTTCATCAAACATTTTTTCAAGATTACGAGTATCTTTAACGCCTTTTGCGATTAATGTTTCACGATTAACTTTTGCAGGATTAAGAATATCAATTGCAGAACGAACTCCAGCATTCCATAAAGATTCAATCATTGCGCCTCCAACTCCATCAAGTTCAAGTTGAGAAACACCTTGGAAAAACATTTGATATTTTACTTGAGAACAGTTGTCCAAATCAGAACACA